AACTTCTGGTACTTATGATTCTCCTTCTGGACTACTAAACATTGACATTGATGACTTTATAATTTCAGCACAAACTGGAATTGTTGCCAAAGTTATCTCACTAGCTCCATACACAGATCCTAATGTATACATCGTAATCAATTCAGATTACTCATTCGTTGGTGATTTCCAAATCGGAGAAGAAGTTGTTGGATCAACATCATCTGCAGTTGGAGAAGTTGTATTTTGGAATCCACAAATCAAGAGACTCATTCTAAGTTCAATTTCTGGAACTTTTGTAGCAAATGAGATCATTATTGGTCAAACTTCAACAGCGAACCATAAGATCTTAACCAGTATTAAGATTGATCCAGTATCTTCAGTATCCATCAGTGACCCAAGTAGATTCTATGGTTTACTATTCAACAGAATCGTAAATCCATCAAATCCAAATACTATTGTTGATGATATTAGTAGAAGTGTTGCTGAAGTAGTTGATATTGATGATTCTGATATCAAGGTAGAAAGTACATTTGTGGACTTTGAGGAAATTCAGAATACACTGTTAAATTACACAAATCCAACTGCAGAGTTACTACAAGGAGAATTTGTACAAAATATTAAAGTAGAATATAGAAATGAAACTGACGATTTTAGTGAAGATGAGTCTATTGAGGTTAGAAAACTAACATATTATGATTTGAGTGGAGGTAATTTCCAAATAGGAAATACTATACTTGGATCAATTAGTGGAGTGTCAGCAGACATTATTGGTGTCAATTATGCATTAAAAACAATTTATGTTGGAGATAAGACTGGAAACTTTATAGTCGGAGAGAATATTTCTTATAACTCAATAACAGCAAAAGTATCGACATATTTCGCTATTCCATTTGTTGTCAAGCAAATTGATACTTCTGATAAAATTATTACTACTGATCAAATCTACTCTGATGCTCAACACAGATTTAGAGATGCTGCAAATCTACTAAGACTAAATTCTGCTTATATTATCGATGAGGCAGCAGGTAGACTAAAAAATCGTTATCCAGATCTAGTTATACCTGGAGATAGCGCATCATCTACCGAAGGAACAAATAGATGTAAATTAGATTTATCACTACTACTACAAGCTGTAATTTCTGATATTGAAAATGGTGGAAACTATGAGTCAATCACTGCTGCAAGATTCTATCTTGATAGTAATGGTGGTCTAAGATTTATTGAGAGACAAGTCCTCCAGAGTGTTTATACCCACACTCAAATGAATGAACTTTGTCAGCAAGCAGTAATTGGTCAATTGAGTGAAACTCCAGAATACACTGAAAGATTCCCAATTCCTCCAGTTGATATCACAATTGATCTTGGAGACTGTGCTGATGTTCGTGCTCAGATTGACACATTATGGAATTCCATTAATGACACGATTGCACCTACAGGAAATGTTTATAGAGATGCTGGTGATCTAATCTGGTTCAATAGAAACTTCATTGCTGATGAGACTATCGCTCATATTGATAGTCAATTTACTTATACCCTAAATGGAGTTCAGTATAAGGCATTTAACTATCCTGGTGGTTCTTCTGCAACATGTAAGAGAGATCTGGTACAGTATATTTTACCATCTATTATTTCAGATCTAGTATCTGGAGGAGATGTTAATACTATCAATGCAATGAAGTTCTATGTTGGATCCGATGATAACATCGAGTATATCAAGAATGAACTTCTACCTACTGTAGTTGCAATGGAAAAGGCAAATGAACTTTGCCAATATGCAGTTAACAATTGGATTGTTACTGGAACTACAGAATATGCTTCACTATATGGAATAACAACATCAAAATATAAGGATCTAACAATTATATTAGATGATGGAACATATGGTGGTGGATGTGCAGATATCAAATCAGCGATTGATGTTCTATTCCAAAAGGCAATTGATATTCTCATCCCAACTACACAGGTGAAGAGAGATGCTGCTAAACTTATTATGTTTAATAAGTTGTATATTCAGAATGAAACTATTCAGAGAACACTTAACAATTATCCAGGATTCTCAATCCCAGGTGGAAATGCTAAGTGCATAAGAGACATTGGATATATTGTTGATGCTATTGTATATGATCTATTAACAGATGGCAATAGTGGAATTTACGAATCTACTGTTGCATATATTGATGCTGCAACTGGAACTGTAACTTCACTACAGGGAGAATTAATTCAGAGCATTTATGCATACCAGCAAGTTAGAGATTTGATGAAGCAAGCAGTTGCAGAAACTTTACAATCTCCTTCTAGTGCTGCTGGTTTCTATTCATATACAGACTCTGCAATTTCAATAACTGGGGGCAATTTGACCAGTATGCAGTCATTTATTGATGATAATATGAGCATACTATTAGGAACATTAAATAATTCATCATATATTGATGATAATGCTATTGTTCCAGAAAATTCAATTGTAATTCCTTCTATTGTATATCCAACTAGAGATCCAATAACTCCAGTTAAGGGTGGTATTACTGAAGGAGATTATATCTATGGCACAACTTCTCAGGAATATGGTGAGATTTCATCAATCATTATCAATAGAGCAGATGTAAAAACTATTCTAAAGAGATTTAGAGTTAACTTTGCTGAAGCAGTAGAAACATTCGATATTAATCAGGAACTTACAGTTTTAGGTCAACCATCAAGAATTTGTAAGGTATATTCGGTATACTATTCCGAAACTATTAACTATATTGATGTTGCAATCCAAAGCGGTCCATTTAATGTGAACAATGTTCTCTTAAATGAAGATAATTTCACTGCAACTATAGTTTCTATTGATAATAGAGTTCAACTTAAGAATGTCCTTGGAAGTTTCTCCACTGGAGATTACATCAGAGCACCAAAATCTGATTCCGAATCCACGGTATCTCTATATGAAAGAACAACATCTCCAGTACTTGATACTTCTGGTGGTAAGTTAGTACTAGATACTGAATCACTTAATGATAAATTCCATGTATCTAATGTAGTATATTCTTCGACGAGTGACATCTATATTGATACTTTAGGTTATGAAGGAACTCAGGTATCTATTGGTAGTCTTGTAAAAACTACAAATGTATATCGTTTAACGATAGATCTTCCAAATGAAGAATCTACGACATTTGTGGTTGGGGAAAAGATTGTTAATGTTACGGACAATATTCCTCAAGGAAAAGAAGCAGTTTTACTCAAGTATGAGCAGAATGGAGGTCAAAAATATCTATACATCTCCAATTTACTAGATGATGATAATTTTGAGGTTGGAGAAACTATTGCATATTTTGCTGGTTCCGAACAGTATCCAAGTGGATTCGCAAGTGTAGAATCTGTTTCTGTACAGTCCGAAATTGCATACGGATATGTTGAAAGAATTCTCCAAATTGGATCAAACTATAGATTATATTTGAGTGGCGTTAAGGGAACATTTACACAGTATTCTCAGTTAGTGTCTAATGATTATAGATCTGGTATTGTCACTGTTAAAGAAGTTGTTGGTAGAATTTCAAGATCCTTCAGAGGTTTTGATGGCACACAAACAACATTTAAGTTGACATCTAATAATGGAATCTCATACTTCCCAGATTCTGATGGTTATGTTCTAGTTTACATTAATGGTATTCTACAACCAGCTGGAGTATCATATAATACATTCAGTGATGTTATTGAATTCTTAGAGGCACCAGAATTAGGAGCAACTTTCCACGGAACTTATGTTGGTAAATTGAGAAAACTAGATGATATTTCATTCGAGTTTGACTCACTAAGAAGCAGCTTCAACTTAAAATTAAATGAAGTATTCTATTCATTAACAATTACAGATGGAGTTCAGTCTACAAATATTAGACCAGAAAATAATATCATTGTATCATTAAATGGAGTTATTCAAGAACCAGGAGTAGCATTTGAGATTGTTGGTTCAAGAATCAACTTTGCGGAAGTTCCTCGTGCTGGTAGTACCTTTGTTGCATACTCGTATATTGGATCTGATGCTGATGTTATTGCTGCTACAGTAATTCCACCAATTGAATCTGGAGACCAACTTGAAATTGAATCTGAAGATAGAGATAGAACTGTTGCTATTGTCGAATCATCAAACTCATTGATCACATTTGATTATCTTGGTTCGGTCTTTGGAAGAAATGGTGAAGCATTAGCAAATCTAATTAGAGGAAGAATTAGAACTGTACAGTTAACTTCTGGCGGAGAGGGTTATACCTCAACTCCTGTAGTTTCATTAAGTTCACCAACTGGTTTTGATGGACAAGTAAAGGCACAAGTTGGTATTTCTAGAGTTGATGTTATAGATGCTGGAATTGGATACTTATATCCAGAAATTGAAATTCTAACAGAAATTCCAGATCCTGAAGAAACGCAAGGATCATTTGATTCATCTGCTACCACATTTGATTTATCATTTATAACTTTTGATGCTTCATAAATAAATCTATAGGAGTAATAAAAAAGATGGCAAAACAATTAATAAATGTTGGAGCATCTCCGAATGACGGGACTGGCGACTCTCTGAGATCTGCTGGTCAAAAGTTAAATTCAATGCTTAACGAGGTATATGAAAAACTCGGAGATGGCACCAATATTAAAATTGATATTGAGACATCATCTACTGTTGGTCAGGTATTAAGATCAAATGGGGTGGCATTTATTAATGCTGCACTAAATTATAATGATCTTATCAATAGACCTGTAATACCAGCGGCTCAAGTGAATTCTGATTGGAATGCCACTTCTGGAATATCTCAAATCTTAAATAGACCAACATTATCTGCTGTGGCAACCAGTGGTTCGTATAGCGATCTTACTGGTAGACCTGCACTATTCTCGGGAAATTATAATGATTTAACGAATAAACCAACAATACCTGCTGCTCAGGTTAATACTGATTGGAATGCTTCTTCTGGTGTAGCGAGAATTCTAAACAAACCATCGTTATCTGTCGTTGCTACTAGTGGTCTATATGATGATCTTGGTAATAAACCAACATTATCTGCTGTGGCGACCAGTGGTTCTTATAACGATCTGTTAAGTAAACCCACACTTTTCTCTGGTAGTTACAACGATCTAACAAATAAACCTAATGTTCCAGTAAATATACAGGACTTATCTAATGTTGAAGTAACTGCTCCAACTACTGGACAGGTATTAAAATATGATGGAACAACTTGGGTAAATTCAATTGACGATATTTCAGGTGGTGGAGGAGGAAGTTCTCTTCAGCAAAGAGGAACACTTACAGTATCAACTGGTACTATAGCAAATAATGCATCATCTGATGTGGCAGTTATTGGGTTTAAGACTTATGCTCTACTGAAAATAACAACAAGTGCTGCTGCTTGGGTTACAATTTACACATCAACAGTTTCTAGGACAGCAGATGCAGGAAGATCTGAAACTACAGATCCAATTCCAGGTTCTGGAGTAGTCGCAGAGGTTATAACCACAGCGGCAGCAACTCAAGCAATGACTCCAGTTGCAATTGGATTTAATGATGATCAAACTCCATCAGAAAATATTTACTTAAAGATCGTAAATAAATCTGGGTCTGCAGCATCCATTTCAGTTACTTTAACAGTCCTTCAACTTGAGGCATGATGAAAAGTATATATGTAGTTACATTAAAAAAATTTGATGATCTAGAGCAATTTTATGATGATATGGAAACTCCTGGTGGGGATTTATATATTCCCAATAGAAAAGTTTCTTGCAAGTTGAGAAGAGATATAAGTAGAAATACTCATTATAGTTTGACGGAGCAAGAAGCAGAATCTCTAAGGAATGATCCTAGAGTTCTTGCTGTAGAATTACTACCAAGTGAACTAGGACTTAGTGTAACACCATTCTGGACACAAACTGGAGTATTTGAGAAGAATTCGACAATTGATTCTTCTGATAAAAATTGGGGGTTACTCCGAATAACTGAAGGTGGACAGGCTGCTGGATGGGGTACAAATAGTGCATTTACTCAAAGGTCTGCAAATATAAAGACAACTAGCTCTGGCAAAAATGTAGATGTAGTAATTGTAGATGCCCACATAAATCCATCACATCCAGAATTTGCAATAAATGATGATGGCACTGGTGGAACCAGAGTAAATCAAATTGATTGGTTTCAGTATAGTTCTATACTTGGTATTTCTACTACTGGAACATATAATTATTCCAACATAAGCAGTAACCATGGAACTCATGTTGCTGGAACTGTTGCTGGGAATACTCAAGGATGGGCAAGAGATTCCAAAATCTTTAACATGGAATTTAATTATCAAGGTGGTAACTATGGTGGTTCAGATTGGGCGCTAGTGATATTTGATTATATTAGACATTGGCATAAAAACAAAGATGTAAATGCTAATACTGGCAGAAGAAATCCAACAGTAGTTAATAATAGTTGGGGATACTCATATACAACAAATTATCAACTTGCTGATATATTTCAAGTAATGTACAGATCTACTGTTACAACACTATCAGGATTATCTAATACAGTAAAGAAACAGGCATTAGAAGAGAATGGTGTTCCAGTTCCATTTAATAATTATTTGTATCAAATACCTGCTAGATATGCTGCATTAGATGCTGATGTTCAAGATGCAATTAATGATGGCGTAATTATTGTTGGTTCTGCTGGAAATTCTTATTGGAATTGTGCCACTAGCAGTATGCAAGATTGGGATAATTTTATCATTGTATCTGGACAACAAATATTCCACAGTAGAGGATCTTCCCCAACTGCTGCAGGAAATAGTATTTGTGTTGGAAGTATTGGAACTACTTCACAAGAATATAAATCAACTTTTAGTAACTATGGAAGTAGAGTAGATTTATATGCTCCAGGATCAAATATTGTGTCTTCTGTATATGATGCTACTGCTGCAGCAGAATTTAGCATTATACTAGCAAATGATCCAAGATCATCTTCATATAAAATTGGTTCAATATCTGGAACCAGTATGTCAAGTCCTCAAGTAGCAGGATTACTTGCTTGCTTAGCAGAGCAATTACCAAATATAAATCAAACTATTGCAAGAGATTATATATTCAGTGCATCTAAAATTGGTCAAATCTCTACAACTGGAGGTAATGCTGGAGACTATATTTCCCTAGGCAACACATCAAATAATAGATACGCATACTACAAAAAAGATAGGCCAGAAACTGGAGTAGCAAATCCAAAATTTAATTATAGCGTAAGACAATCTTCTGGAATGACCTATCCTAGAGTTGCAATACAAAGAAGAAAGGTATCATAAATACTAATATAATTAGAAAAATACTATGGCAACTAGACCTGGATCTGGAGCAGTAATAGTTCCTGTTTTTAATGATGACTTGGGAGTTGATTCCGTCATCATTAAAAATGGTGGATCTGGATATAGTGAATCTAGACCACCAGTATTGACTATAAGAAATTGTGGAACTCCTATACGAGATGCTGTACTAAAACCAATTATAGAAAATGGCAGAATCGTTTCAGTGCAGGTTCTTGATCCTGGTGAGGGATATGATCCGCTGAGGGTTAAATTCTTTCCACAGATACCAGAAAACGCCACTGAATTACCAGATCCAGCAGATGCAGAAGTTGTATTAAAAGAAAATGGAAGTATTGATTATATTAAAATGCTTAGAAGTGGCGATAAACAATTCTATGATGTTGATGCTGAAATAATTGGTGGAGAAGGAAATGGTGCTGTTCTTAGGGCGACTCCAAGAACAGTAACTGGATTGACAATATTAAATGAAGGTAGAGAATATGAGGAACCACCATTCTTGTCCATTAGTGGCGGTGGTGGTAGAGGTGCAAGAGGAGTTGCAGAAATTGACAATACTTCGATTGTATCTACCAATTTCACTATTAGTAATCCTGGACAGTTCTATCTAAAAGAACCATATGTCCTTTTAGTTGGTGGAGGTGGAGTTGGAGCAAAGGCAAGAGCTGTAATAAATCAAGGACAAATTGTCGATATTGTTCTACAAAATTCAGGAAGGGGATATGTAACTCCACCTAGAGTTGTATTTGCCAGAAAAACAAAATTAAAAAAAATTGCAAGAAATAGACAATCTTATAATTTAGAATATTACAATCTTGCTGGTCTTACAATAGATGCAGATAGAAATGATACAAACATTTATGTGTCTACTACCAATCCATTTCCAGGAAGTGGTGTTATCTTATTGGGATCTGAATTAATACGATATACTGGAAAGGATGTCAATAGATTAACTGGTTGCACTAGAGGTATTAACTTTAGATATGATCAGAGAGTTGTATTAGATGACACTCAAGATGATGAAGTTACTGGAATAACAACATATGAATTTAATGTTGGAGATAGATTAATTAGGAGCACAGAAAGTGCAAATAATAAAATTGCTATAGTATATGATTGGAATCCATTAACAAAAGAATTATTCATTGTTTTCCAAGTAGATGAACTAGCATTTATTGATGCTGGACTTCCTGGAGAAAAGAGCAATGTAGTGTTTGATGCTGGGGTATCAGATTCATCTGGAACATTTAGTATTCCACACAATGTTATAGACCAAGAAGGTTCAATTATTTTCAGATTAACAGAGATACCCTCAGTATTATTGGATTTTGCATTTGAGGATATTGCAGAATTGGATGGTGATGGAGATGGTCTACCAGATCTAATAAACACTGGAACTGACTATGAAGATCAAATTAATTTAGATGGTGGTATTCCATCAACATTATATGGTATTGAAGAAACTCAAGGGGGTCAAAATACCACATTATTCCAAGTTGGAGATAAAGTAAGAGACTCTAGCATTCCATTCAAGAATGCTACAGTTGTTGATGCAAGTAATCTGAACGAGGGAGTAGATCATTTCGTTCGTCTCACTATTAAATTAGATACTCGCAATCCAGCGTATTTCAATGGAGTTAACTATGTTATTGGAGAAACTGTGACTGGATTAAATTCACAAATTAGAGCTACTGTAGAATCTTGGAATCCAAATACACAAACTCTCGTTGTCAACTCAATAATACCATATGATACACAAGATGAAGATATTGGATTACTATATAAATTCTCCGATAACAGTACAGTAGTTGGTGTTAAGGTAATTTCTGGAGGTAATGGTTATAATTCTGCACCTATAATTCAATTCCAAAATAATTCAGTAACATCAGCAGCTGCTACTGCAGTGATGTTGGCAGACCAAGTTAGTACAATAACATTATCCAATGGTGGTTATGGATATACAGATGTACCACAAATTACATTTAGTGGTGGAAATGGATCTGGTGCTGTTGCTGAAGCAATTCTTGGTGGAGAAATTTTAACAGGTCAAAATGGAGCGTCTTGGAGAATACTCTCTATTAGTTATGATACTCAATTGAGAAATGATAGTTTTTAACGCCTAAATATATTAGCAAGAAGAACCAGAAGTATAGGAATTAAACAATGTCAGCACTTCTCACTGATCAATTTAGAATATATGCTGCTCAGAAATTCATTAAGTCTCTAGAAGGACCAAACCCAGAGGCAACTGATTTGGAAGCAGGATCAACTAGGGACAGATTATATGTATTTATCGGAAGACCTCAAGAGTGGGAATCCGACAATAATCCACCAGAACCTGTAGATAGTTTTTCTGAGTATAGTGATGTCTACGATGACATGATATCGCTAAAGAGAGTTCTTGCAAATGACAGTATTCAAGTAGTTCGTAGAATTGACTGGATTCCCCCAGAAAAGACAACTGGTGGACTGGGATTTATCTACGATATGTATCGTCATGACTATTCTCCTACAAAGACTGCTGCATCTGGTTCTACTAGATTATATGATGCTGACTTCTATGTTGTAAACTCTTCATATCAGGCATATAAGTGCATTTACAATGGCACTTCACCATCTGATCCTAATGGTAGACCTTCAACTATTGAACCAACTGGAACATCGACATCTATTATCACAACTGCTGATGGATATAGATGGAAATATATGTACACGATTCCTGTTGCTCAGGTTCTTAAGTTCTTCTCGTCAGAATACATTCCAGTACTAAATGACTCCGCAGTTAACTCAAACGCAGTACAAGGAGAAATTGATACTGTTGTAATTTCTGCTGCTGGTTCTGGTTACAATAACGGTACATTTGATAATGTACCCATCAATGGTGATGGGATTGGTGGTAGAGTTTCTATAGTAATTGATGGTGGCAGAATTGTAAATGCTACTGTAACTTCTGGTGGTACTGGATATACATTCGGAAAGATCGTAGTTGATGATGTAAATGGAATTGGTACTGGAAGTGGTGGTTCTATCGATGTTATAATTCCCCCTCAGGGTGGACATGGATCAAATAGTGCTTATGAATTAGGTGGATATAGAGTCATGGTAAATGCAAAATTATCATACTCAGAAGGATCTGGAGACTTCCCAATTGATAATGACTATAGAAGAATTGGTCTAGTATTAAATCCAAAAAGATATAGCACTAGTGAATTGACAAATGAACTAACATTAACTTCACTCAGAGCAGTTATTTTCCCACCAACATTTCAAGGTAATTTCTTACCAGACGAGATTATCACACAATCTAAGAGTGTTGGTGGTCAAACAATTACTTCTAGAGGAAGAGTTGTATCATGGGATTCTACAACAAAAGTCCTAAAATACTATCAAAATAAAGTTGATGGTATTTTCCCAGAAATTACTGGTTCACTAAATGATTTTTCTGGAAGTAATACTATCACTGGAGCAACATCTGGTGCAAGTGGACAACCAGATGTAAACTTCCCTGCTGTTCCTGGAGCATCCAACAGAATTATCAACAATACTGAATATGATTTGGGTATGAGATTTACTGCTGGTTATGCAGATCCAGAGATCCAAAAAGACAGCGGACAAGTTATCTATATAGATAATAGAAGACCGATCTCCCGTGCAAACGATCAGATCGAAGACATTAAAATTGTTATTGAGTTCTAATTAATAGAGAAAAACGATGCCCCAGAATACCAACTTAAATGTAACACCTTACTATGATGATTTTGATAAGTTTAAGAACTTTTATAAGGTTCTTTATCGTCCTGGGTTCCCGATTCAGGCAAGAGAACTCACTACAATGCAATCGATCTTACAGAATCAGATCGAGAACATGGGAAACCATTTCTTCAAGGATGGTTCCATGGTCATCCCTGGTCAAGTTGGATTTGATAACAATGTAGACTGCATTCTGCTACAGTCTAGTTTCCTTGGATCTGAAGTAGAACTATACAGATCACAATTAACTGGTACAACCATAACTGGTATTACTACTGGGGTAAAGGCAAAAGTATTATATTCAATTTCTGCAGAAGAGTCTGATAGGAATTTTATTACTCTATATGTTAAGTATACTGAAGCTGGTGGAACAAACAACGATATTCTAAGATTCTTAGATAATGAACAATTACTAGCAGATAAAGAAATCACATTTGGTGGAACTCTGTTAGAAATTGGAAGTCCATTTGCTCAGATGATTCCTAATGAAGCAACTGCAGTTGCATCTGTTGCTTATGTTAACACAGGTGTATATTTTATTAGAGGTCACTTTGTAGATGTAAAGTCTCAATATATCATTCTAGATCAATATGCAAAAGACCCATCATTCAGAGTTGGTCTTGAAGTATCTGAATCTATTATTACACCAGAAGATGATGATTCGCTAAATGATAATGCTGCTGGATCATCAAACTATGCTGCACCTGGAGCACATAGATTTAAGATTAACACTACATT